GGTCATATCTATCATCTGGGTATCAGTGTTTACATTTGTGTTGGTAGCAATGTGGGGAAGTTTTACGGAGGCACTTACATTAATGTGTCGTCCAACTCTGGGCTTTAGGGTGCGCCCAACCTATACAGGTTACACCGCACACTCGAAGGGTTAGTTCAAGTGTGACATGGAAGATCATCATCATACTTTCGAGATATGGTATGAATTGCAGTCCATGATTTCCTCTAACAGGAGGAACTGTGTGACTTATTGTTATCCGGCTTAGTCATGCCGAAGTGTGGATTGTGTGGCTCACTAAGCCCCGGTGAGTGTTTTGAATCTCCTATCTACTCTCCGAAGTACTCAGAATCGTAAAAACTCCTGAGTTCTCCGAAGGTAGGTAGTCTTCCAGAAACTTCCTTGTCTCTCAATGCTTTACATATCTTCTCACGCACTTCATCAAACTTTTGTTTTCCATGAAAGTAGAACTCTCTAATACTTGCTTCCGCATTATTAAAGGTTTCCTCTTTCCCAGAACCCTTAGTTCCACGAATCCAGTTTACCATTTCTGCGCAGACACCCTCATCCAAGGGTGCTACATAGTAACCGTGCTGGTTCATGACAAAAGTGCGTTTAAGATACGATATTTCATTGAGCGACCTGAAAGGTACTAATTTTCCAGTCTTGCCTTCGTCAGTATACGTTAAACCAATTGTTGCTAAAGCATCAGTGATGGTCAATTGATTATAAAAATCAATTACATCATCACTAATATTTAAAACGTTGTCATCTCCATAAGTCTGCATTGATACTTTATCAGTAAAATCACAGACCATGGGTTTGCCAACTTTCTGCTTACACAACAAATATGCATAGCGCATAACCATTTGATTAAAAATGGAATTCACGATTACAGTGAGCGGATTACCTGATGGTTGGGAGTGATCCCATTGAATCAGTTCTCCGTTCACTAGTACTCGAGCATTACAAATTTCTTCAAACAATACGTTCCTAATCTGTGCATTTTCCGGTCCATCGTCATACCACTTATTAATCATGTCACAAATCGACCACAGGAAACCTTGAATTAACGAACCGTCAAAGTTCGAAAAATCTCCTGCGATCACATTTATGCCATACTTACTAAGTGCCACGCCTGTGTAATGCCAATCAATACTATATACATTCGTTCCTACGCCTATCTCATTAAAAATTCTGTGTTCCATTAAATGTTCCACAAATTTTAAGAAATACATGCGTACTGCAATTGTATAATGCATTGGTCCGGCAGCAAACACACGTGTTTTTCC